TGACGTGAAGATGTTAAATGAAATGTCTAAGACTACGATTAAGGCTGCACAAAAACAAGTTGACCCACCTCTATTAGTTCCTGATGATGGTTTCATCTTGCCAGTCAGAACAGTTCCAGGCGGATTAAATTTTTATAGATCAGGTACAAGAGATAGAATTGAACCTTTGAACATTGGTGCAAATAATCCATTAGGATTAAATATGGAAGAGCAAAGAAGAAACGCAATTAGAAATGCTTTCTATGTTAATCAGTTAATGATGCAACAAGGTCCACAAATGACTGCTACGGAAGTCATCCAAAGAAACGAAGAGAAGATGAGATTACTTGGACCAGTATTAGGAAGATTACAATCAGAGTTATTGAAACCATTGATTGATAGAGCATTCAATATTTTACTTAGAAAGAATCAATTTAGACCTGCACCTGATTTCTTAGCAGGCAAAGACATTGAAATTGAATATGTATCACCATTAGCGAAAGCACAGAAATCCACAGAGTTACAATCCATAATGAGAGCTATTGAAATAATGGGATCATTGGCTAATGTAGCACCTGTGTTCGATCATATAAATATGGATAAACTAGTTAGACACTTAGCAGACATCGTAGGTGTTCCACAAAAAATATTAAAACCACAATCACAACTTAATGCTGAGAGACAACAGAAAGAACAACAACAACAACAAATGATGCAAATGCAACAACTTCAACAAGTTGCTCAAGCTGGGGGACAAATTGCTCCACTAGCAAAAGCCTTACCTGATGAAGCTAGAGCATTAGTTGCCACGGAAGAATAATGGGTGAAGCAAAAAGAAAACAAGACGATCTTGAAAAATTCATTCACGATCTAAAAAAGAATTATCAAATTACTTTCAACACAGCTGAAGGCAAGCAAGTGATGAGTGATTTGGAAAAGAGATGCCACTTTTTTTCTACTACCAATGTTAAAGGTGATAGTCACGAAAGTGCATATATGGAAGGACAACGTAGCATCCTTCTATTCATTAAAGCAATGCTACAAAATGATAATGAAAAAGGAAAATAAAAATGTCAGAACAAACGCAGATAACGGAGCAACCAGCTTCGCCTGTAGAAACGACAAGTACGCCTACAGAAAATAATACAACACAAGAAACAGCTCAACCTACCTTAACCTCTTCAACGATTAATTCAACGGTTCAAACTTCAAAGAACTGGAAAGAAATAATCTCTGAAGAATATAGGAAAAATCCAAACATAGAAAAATTTACTGAGATTGATGCACTAGCTAAATCTTACATCAATGCAGTTTCTATGATTGGTGCAGATAAGATTCCTGTTCCATCAAGCTCTTCTACTGAAGAACAATGGAATGAAATCTATTCTAAGTTAGGTAGACCTGAGTCTGCTGATAAATATAAACTAGATGTTAAATCAGAAAGTGTGCCATTAGAAGAGACTGCCATAAAACAGTTTGCTGAGAATGCACACAAGTTAGGTTTGAATAATAAACAAGCTCAAGGCATCTTAGACTTTTATAAGAATAGTTTGGAACAAACTTCTAGGCAATCTCAAATAGACTTAGAAACATCTCAAGCTAACTCTGAAGCTGAACTAAGAAAAGAATGGGGTAGCAATTACGAAACTAACATTAATAAAGCTGCCGCTTTAGCTAAAGCTAATATGGATACAAAAATATTAGACTTGCAATTACAAGATGGTTCAAGACTAGGAGACAATCCTGAGATCATTAAAGGCTTTGCTAAGATTGCAAATATGCTTTCAGAAGATAGTTTCATAAGTACGGAAAGCGAAAATGTTTCTCAAGCTAGGGACTATCAACAAGAAATCAATTCAATCGTTAATGATAGAACTGGTCCTTATTGGAATAAAGCACATCCTGATCACGATAAAGTCGTTCAACAAGTATTTACTTTAAGAACGATGATGAAACAATAATATGACTGAACAAGAGGTTAGATTACAAATACTTAGAACCGTCATTGAATGTGGTTCAGAATTACAAAAATCTAACCCCTTGCCAATATGTGAAGAATATTATAAATGGGTTAAAGGTAAGACAATTCGTAACTCGAACCTTACTGACAGCAGGAAACAGACTGCGGTCTAAAAGACCTTAAATCCAAGAGATGCCTGTCACACGATGGAGAACCTCTCTGATTGTTTTAAACATTAACACTAACAACAGGAGAGACAATTATGTCAACTCAGATAACAACAGCATTTGTAGAACAATATAGTTCTAACATTCAAATGTTGTCACAACAAAAAGGATCACTTTTAAGAGATAAAGTGAGACTTGAAAGTGTTGTAGGTAAGAACGCATTTTTCGACCAAGTGGGTTCTGTAACTGCAACAGTAAGATCATCTAGACATTCTGACACTCCTCAAGCTGACACTCCTCATTCAAGAAGAAGAGTATCTCTTGTGGATTATGAATTCGCAGATTTAATAGATGATTTAGATAAAGTAAGAATGCTAGTAGATCCAACTAGCTCATACGCATTAGCTGCTGCTTATGCTATGGGTAGAGCAATGGATGATGCTATCATTACTGCAGCAACAGGTTCAGCTGATACAGGTGTAGCTGGTGGTACTTCGGTAGCACTTCCTGCAGGTCAGATTATTGCTGAAGCTGGTACAGGTAGAATGACAATCGCTAAACTAAGAGAAGCAAAAGAAATCTTAGATTTATCAGATGTAGATCCTTCATTACCTAGATACATTGTTGTAGGTCCAAAACAAATCACTGATCTATTAGGAACTACAGAAGTAACAAGTTCTGACTACAACGTAGTTAAAGCTCTAGCTTCTGGCGATGTTAATTCTTTCTTAGGATTCAACTTCGTTGTATCTAACAGATTAGCTGTAGCGTCTTCTATCAGAGACTGTATTGCTTTCGTAAACGATGGTATTGCATTAGCTGTAGGAAAAGATGTAACTGCAAGAATAGATGAGAGAGCTGACAAAGGTTACGCTACTCAAGTTTACTACTCAGCTGCATTCGGTGCTACTAGAATGGAAGAAGACAAAGTAGTTAAAATACAAGCATACGAAGGCTAATATCTTTGTATGATGGTGGGGGAGCAATCCCCCACTAACTAAAAGGAATTTATATGGCATCAGTAGTAGACATTTGTAATGGAGCTTTAAATCAATTAGGTGCTTCAACCATCATTTCACTTACGGAAGATTCTAAGAACGCAAGACTTTGCAATGCAAGATATAATCAAGTTAGAGATAGTTTATTTAGATCTCATTTATGGAATTGTTTAATTAAGAGAGTTGAACTAGCAAGAGACGTAGCTGCTCCTAGTTGGGGTTTCTCATATCAGTTTACCTTACCTGCTGATTGTCTAAGGGTAATAACAATATTAAATTACGATTACGATTATAAGATAGAAGGAAGAAAAATTTTAGCCAATAACGATAGCGTAAAGATACAATACGTTGCTAGAATAGAAGATCCAAATCAATACGATGAATTACTAAGAGAAACATTATCTGCTGCATTAGCTGCGGACATTGCTTATGCCATCACGTCATCAAATCCAATGGCAGCAAATATGTATAATTTATTTCAAGATAAATTAAGAGAAGCAAGATTCGTTGATGCAACCGAAGGACAAAACTTAGATCCTAACAACGGTCAATCAGACGTAATAGGTGCTGGCTCTTTTATTAATTCAAGGTATTAATAAATGGCAAGAGTTGCGGTACAACTAACTAACTTCACTGGCGGTGAACTATCTCCAAGATTAGATGGTCGTAATGATTTAACTAAGTATGCTTCAGGCTGTAAGACCTTGGAGAATATGATTGTTTATCCTCACGGTGCTGCGGCTAGAAGATCAGGAACGAGCTTCGTAGCAGAAGTAAAAGACTCTACTAAGAAAACAAGATTAATACCTTTTGAGTTTTCAACGACACAAACTTATATGCTTGAGTTTGGTGATCAATACATTCGTTTTTATAAAGACAATGGTCAGATATTATCTGGTGGCTTACCTTATGAAATATCAACTCCTTATTTAGAATCACAATTATTTGAAATTAAATATGCTCAATCAGCAGACGTAATGTACATCTGTCATCCTTCACACGAAGTAATGAAACTATCACGATCAGGTCATACGTCTTGGACTTTAACTGAAGTTGAATTTACTAAAGGACCATTTCAAGATCACAACATAACTTCAACTACCTTAACAGCTTCTCATACTGCTGTTGGAACTTCTGGTAATTTAACTTTATCTTCTACCACTGGAGTTAATTCAAACCAAGGTTGGCTAAGTACAGACGTTG